GACGAAGCCGACTTTGCCGAGGACGAAAGCGTTCTTGCGCTGGACCTTGCGTCTAAAATCGACATGGCGGCGAAGGTGAATTGCTATCGCCGCAACATAGACGGCAAAGATCATTTCTACGTTTTCCCGCGCTTCTACTTGCCACGCGCGGCAATCGAAGAAGACCGCCATCCGATGTATCGGGGATGGGAAATGCAGGGCGATATTGAGGCCACGGCGGGCGAAACAATCGACTTTGCCGTGATCGAAGACGAAATCAGGCTGGAATGTCCTGGGCGCAACATCGCGGCGGTTGTCGCTGACCCTTGGCAGGCAAACTATCTTGTCACGAACCTGCAACGCGACGGCTTCCCGGCAGAGGAATTTCGCCAGACGGTTGCCAATATGTCCGAGATAACGTCTACCCGCGCAAGGAACTGCCCGCGAACAAGATCGACGGGGCGGTTGCCCTGATTATGGCGCTCGGGTGGTTCGTGAAGAACAAGGAAGCGGAAGCTGAAAGCTATCTGCAAGCCGATGAATTGATGGTGCTTTAATGTTTGGATTCCTCAAGAAAAGCGCCGTCTATACCGTCGATCAGTTGGCGGGGTTTGCGGGGTGGATCGGTTGGACGACTGCGGCGGGGGGTTCTGTTACGGAGCGCAACGCCGTTGATGTTTCGGCGGTCTTTTGTGCGGCGCGGGTCATTGCCGAAGGCTGCGCGCAAGTTCCGGTCCGGGTTTTGCGCGAGGATCATTCTGGGGAATTGGTAACGCGGAAGATCGCGTCAACCCATTGGGCGCACCAGCTTTTGGCGAAGCGTCCGAACCAGTGGCAAACGTCTTATGAGTTTCGGGAAGGCATGTTTTTTTGCGCCGCGTTGGGCGTTGGGGCATTGGCCGTCAAGAATGTCGTTAACGGCGAGGTTCGGGAGTTGCTGCCGGTTCCGCCCGGTTCTTGGACAGTTGAGCAAATGGCGGATTACAGCTTACGCATTCGCGTTGATTATGCGGACAAGACGCACGGATATTTCACGCAGGAACAAGTCCTTTTCATGCGCGGGCCGTCTCTGGACGGCTTCCAGGCATTGCCAGCGGTTCGTCAGGCGCGGGAGGCCATCGGGCTTTCGCGGGCCCTGGAAAAACAACAGTCAAGATTGGCCGGGAACGGTGGCAAGCCTTCCGGCATTCTTAGCTTCGCGCAGCCGTTAAAGCCCGAAAGCAAGGAAAAGTTGCGCGAAACGTGGCAACAACGGTTCGGGCCTGACGGCGAAGGCGGAATTGCCATTCTGGACGGCGACGCATCGTTTTCGTCAATGACCATGACCAGCGTTGATGCTCAATACATCGAAACGCGGCGGATGCAGGTCGAAGAGATCGCCCGTGTTTTTCGGGTTCAGCCCATAATGCTGATGCAGGCAGACAAGGCCGCGACATTTGCCAGTGCAGAGCAAATGTTTCGGATGCACGTCATTCACACTCTGGGACCGTGGATGGCGCGCTTTGAGCAAGCGTGCAATCGGGATATTTTGCGAAATTCCGAGACATACCGCGTTGATTTGGATGAGCGCGGGCTATTGCGCGGAGATTTCAAGGATCAAGCGGAATACTACACCAAGGCGCTCGGGGCAGGCGGTCAACCGGGTTGGATGACGCCAAATGAAATTAGGGCAGAGCGCGACATGAACCCGGTCAACGAATCGTGGGCCAATCAAGTGCCGCGTGGCGCTATGGAGCAGAATAATGGAAACGAAACTTCTACCGATTGAGGTCAAGGCCGACGCCGAAGGCGTGATCGAAGGGTACGGCTCAATTTTCGGAAACAAAGACTTAGGTGGCGATATTGTCGCCAAGGGCGCGTTTTCGGAAAGCCTGAAATCAGGGCGTAAGCCAAAGATGCTTTTTCAGCACGATCCCGACCGCGTTCTTGGTGTCTGGGACGAGGTTTCGGAAGATGAAAAGGGGCTTCGTCTCAAAGGCCGTTTGGCGCGCAAGACCGCGCTTGGTGCTGATGTTACGGAACTTGCCCAGATGGGTGCGATTGACGGTCTGTCGATTGGCTACCGGACGACTGACGACGAAATCACTGGCGGCAGTCGCGTGATTAAAGCGGCGGAGCTCTGGGAAGTTTCCGTTGTGACATTTCCTATGAACACAGAGGCGCGAGTTGATGCGGTAAAAGCCGCAGAAATGACGCGCCGAGAATTTGAACAGAGGCTTACGCAGGACGCTAAGTTTTCTCGTTCAATCGCCCGCGCTCTTTTGAGCGGCGGGTTAGATGCCGTCAAAGCCATGCAAGACGCTGGCGCTGATCGGCTTGATGAACTGCGCGACCTTCTTTCGTCGCGCTTCCAGTAAGCCATACAGCAAAGGAATGTAAAAATGGCTGATTTTGATGAAATCAAATCCTTGATTGAGGAAGGCAACAAGAAAGTTGAAGCCATCCGCAGCGAGGTCGATGGCGTGAAATCCGAGGACGCAGTATCCAAGGAAAAGATTGCCAAGATGGAAACGGACCTTGCGGAAACGCTGGCCGCAAAGCAGGAAGCGGAACTTGCAGCCAAGGCGCTCGAAAACCGTCTTGCAGAGGTCGAAACCAAGCTGAACCGGCCCGGTGCGGCTGGCGGTGGCGAACAGGTTGACGAGTACAAGGAAGCATTTATTGCCTACCTTCGTCAGCCGCAAGACCCGGCAGCACAAACCAAGCTGTATGACTTGCAGCGCAAAGCGACGGACGTTCGCACCAGCACGGCAGGTTCCGGTGGTTACGCACTGCCCGAACAGATCGCGCGAGACATTGCGTCTCAGGTTCAGGATATGTCGCCAATTCGCCAGATTGCCCGCGTTGTTCAGGTGGGAACGCCTGACTATAAGGAACTGGTCAACCTGCATGGCTTCGGGACTGAGTGGGTAGGCGAAACCACGGCGCGCTCGCAGACCGATACGCCTGACCTTGGTGAAGTCGCGCCGACCTTCGGTGAGATTGCAGCCAAGCCGGAAGCCACGCGCCATTCGCTTGAAGACCTGTTCTTCAATGTCGAAGCCTGGTTGCAGTCCGAGGCGGCTTCGCAGTTTGCCATCGCAGAAGGCGTGGCGTTTGTTTCGGGTAACGGCACAAACAAGCCGACTGGCATTCTTGATGGAACGCCTGCCGCAACGGCTGACGCATCGCGTGCGTTCGGGACGTTGGAATACATCCCGACAGGTGCTGCGGCGGCGTTGTCGTCCAATCCGTTCGATGAAATGCACGACTTGGCATATACGCTCAAGGCTGGCTATCGCGCGGGCGCTCGCTTCGTGATGAACAGTAACACGATGGCGTCTTTTGCGAAGATCAAGGACAGCAACGGCGTGTACATGCTCCAGCGTGCGCAGGCTGACGGCGCTCCTGACCGCATCAACGGTTATGGCGTGACAATTGCCGAGGACATGCCAGACATTGCGGCGGATGCTTTCCCTGTTGCCTTCGGTGACTTCTCACGCGGCTATCTCATTGCCGACCGAGTTGGAATGGGCCTTGTCCGTGATGAGGTCACGAAGCCCGGTTATATCCGCTATATCATGTATAAGCGGGTCGGCGGTAAGCTGAAAGACACCAACGCAATCAAGCTGCTGAAAATCGCAGCGTCGTAAATTTTGGTGCGGGCCGCTTCGGTGGCCCCATCCTAAGTTTATGGAGGGTTGAGATGGCTAAACTGACAAAAGCGATCAAGGCGGTTTTGCCGGGTGAAATCTACCCGACGACCCTTGAGGCTGGCACCGAAGTTGAGGGCCGTGTTGCGGAGATTGCTGAGGCAATGGGCGCGCTCGGGAAATCAACCAAGGCTGTCAAAAAGGCACCGGAGAACAAGTAAGTGAAGGGCGCGTATTCAACGCTCGTCACGGCACCCGCCACGGCAGTGGTGACGCTTTCGGAAATGAAGGCCGTGCTGCGCGTCGATAGCGACGATGACGATACGGAAATTGGCGACTTCATTCAGGACGCAACGGAAAAGTTTGACGCCGAGTTCGGGGAGTTGGGGCGCGCACTTATCACGCAGACTTGGCGACTGACGATGCCGCACTTTCCACTTGACGGCAAAATCGAGCTCCCGATTTCGCCAGTGCAGTCGGTTTCGAGCATCCAGTATTTCGACGTGAATGGCGTGCAGCAGACGCTTTCGACAGACGCCTATCGCTTCATTGATGAACCGGACGAGCCGTTTATCGAGCGTGTGGATGGTGCGACTTGGCCGGGTACGTTTACCCGTTCCGACTGTGTGACGGTTACGTATGTTGCTGGCTACGGCAATGCCGCGACAGATGTTCCAGAAAGCATTCGTCAGCCTTTGAGGCTCTTGGTGGCGCACGCATACGAGAACCGTGAGGCGGTGTCAGAGGCAACCCTGACGGAAAATCCTATGGGAGTTCGGTATGCGGTTCTGCGGCACCGGACGCCTAAAGCACACTTCTAAGGGCGAAGCATTATGGCCGCTGGTAGACTGTTTGAAGCCGTCGCATTTGAC